AAAATCAAGATGGAGAAACATCGTCCGTTTGATTTCAAAAGTAATATGACAGCCGAGCAATACTTCGAGGCTTTAGAAAAATATCAAAAAGAATTAAATAACTATGATACATTAACTGTGCTTATGCAAGTTGGTGATTTCTACGAATGTTATGGCTTAGAATACGAAAATGGGAAAACTGTTGGTAATTTATGGGAAATCTGTGGTGAATGTCTAGGATTACAAATAGGTAAAAAGAATTATACTATGTATAAAGACCCATCAATTAAAGTGTTTATGTCAGGAATTCCAATATCATCAGCAGATAAATGGATAAATAAAGCCGTTGATTTATTCGGATGGACTATTGTTCTTATTTCTCAACAAGGAAAAGACAAAGACGTTACTAGATACCTTGATGCTATCATATCACCTGGTACTAATCTATCAACAGACAACGATAGCAATACAACCGCTATAATCTACCTAGACTATGTTAGGTCTAAACGAACTAATATGTATAACCTCATAGGCACTATTGCCTACATTAATAGTTTAACTGGAGAAAGTGCTTTCGTTCAACACCCACAACAAACTGAAGTTTCAGAAGAAGTCATTTTCGATGAATTGCTTAAAATGATTAACATTAGCAATCCAGGCGAAATAGTAATATATTGTGTATATAACGAACTTACAGATGACGACATTGTTAATAGACTTCACCTTAATGATAGAATTTACAAGATTAACCGCACTATTCCCAAGCAAATTACTAAAGAAGCCTACCAAATAGAACTCATTGGTAATATTTTCTTTAAACGTAAAAATATGACATTGGCGGAAATTAATGCTAATATTACACCAACATCCGTATTTGTTAATTGTCCAATTACATTGGCTATGTTGTTAGAGTATATTGTACAACGTAATCCGTCAATTCTAGAGCGTATTCAGGTGCCAAAGGTAGCATATGATATTTCTGATACATTGGTATTGGCTAATAATGCGTTGGAGCAGTTGAATATTATTAATACTCATATGCATCGTTATAGGACGGTAAAGAGTAAGTCTGTATTAGATATAATGACTAAGACGAAGACACATATGGGGTCTAGGTTATTAAGGGAACGTATAATGAACCCAATATCTAATGAGGATAAACTGAATTTGCGGTATGATTATGTGGGAGAATATATGGATACATTGCCAAATGAGATATTCCAATTGAATATATTGAAATCCATTAGGCAAGTTGGAGATTTAAAACGTATTCATAGGAAATTCTATAATAATAGAGTTCATTTAGATACAATCCCAGTTATATATGCTACATTAAAAGCATCTAGTGAGTTAATACATTATATTAAAAGTAATACTAAAGGTAATAAGAAAAGTTCAAGTTTAAATTTGAAAAAAGATAGTAAGTTAGAAGATTTTTTCAATAAGTATGATGATATTGATAGATTAGATAATTTTATAAAGGATATTGAGACAACTTTTGATTTGGAAAAATGTAATACAATGATATCAAAGTTGGATACAAACCCGTTTAATGATAATTATAATACTGATTTAATGGAATTACAGCTAACATTATCAACGGAAGGGGACATCATTGATGAATTACGTAGAGTATTAACTGATATAGTGAAGAAACCATCTGATAAGGATAAAATGTTAATTAGTAGGGGAAAGAATACGCAAAATGGACATTATATATGTGCATCACCTGACCGTGCTACAAAACTGGAAAAGTATATTAATTCGAAAGATTATCAACCGATTAAGATTGGGTCATATAATTTGAAGAAAGATGATTTCTTTTTTAAAGTATTAGGGAAAGGTCGTATTCAAATAATAGTACCGTGTGTAATTCAAAGTGGTGGTAATATGATAGCGAATACCGAACAATTAAGGAAAGTAGTATATCAAGAATTTAGGAAATGGTGTAGTAATACAATTAATATATATAGTGATGTATTATTAAAAACATCGGACTTCATTGCTGAATTAGATTTAATAAGGAGTTGTGCTATTGTTAGTAAAGAAAATGCGTATGTTAAACCTAATATAACTAAAAATAATACTAAATCTAGTAATAGTGATAACGCTAGTTATATTAATGCCACTGGTATTAGACACCCTTTGGTAGAGAAGATAAATACATCAGTTGAATATATTAAAAATAATATTGTTTTAGGAACTAGTGATGGTATAGATGGTATGATGTTGTATGGGGTAAATGCTAGTGGTAAATCTAATTTGATGAAAGCGATTGGTGTGAATATTGTATTAGCACAGGCTGGGTGTTATGTAGCGTGTGATAAATTCGATTATGTGCCATTCAAATATTTATTTACTAGAATATTGAACAATGATAATATTTATGCTGGTATGAGTTCATTTCAGGTTGAAATGACAGAGTTTAAAACTATATTAAAGTATGCTAATCAAAATAGTATTGTGCTTGGAGATGAGTTATGTCATGGAACTGAGACAAATGATGCTGCGTCTATTGTAGCAGCAGGTGTGAATATTTTATCGAAGCGGAAAACAAAGTTCATTTTCGCAACACATTTACATATATTGGCTAGTGATGAGCATATAACATCATTGGATAATGTTTGTTTAAAGCATATGACTGTGAAATTTGATGAGAACAATAAAAAGTTTATTTATGAAAGAAAGTTAAAAGATGGTAATGGTCCAATGTCATATGGTATTACAATGTGTCAGTCTATGAATTTACCAAGTGAAATGATAGAATTGGCAAATAAAGTACGTGAAAAATTAACATCTAGTAAAAAGTTGAAAAAGTCGAAATATAATAAGAGTAAATATTTGAGCAAGTGTGAAGTTTGTAATTTAAAAGATGCTGTTGATACACACCATATCAAATTTCAATCATCGGCTGATAAGTGTGGTATGATTGGTACAGTTCATAAGAATGATAAGTTTAATTTAGTGGGATTGTGTAAGGATTGCCATAATAGTATTCATTCATCACCTAATAAATTGAATATAGATGGCTATATACAGACTAGCGATGGTTTTGAATTAGATTATAATTGGTTATGATTATTTGTTTTGTGTTTTTACATAATTAAATTTTAAAACAGTGTGCTAGAGATATAATATTCTACTGGGTGTTATGTATAATTTATTATATGCATCCTGGATATATGAAGGTGAATATGTAATTTTTGACAATAAATTAACAAAAATTGAAATTTTATATTTTTAATAGGTAAAACACATACATTGATACCCGTCGATATGGGGCAACTTATATCGAAATATGATCAAACAATTTTGATTTTTAATCCCACTGATGGCATAGTCCGTGATGCTTTATCATCACGGCGGCTAAGTCATCAAAATCTAGAAAAAATTTTCGCAGAATTTCGCAAAATATATAACGAGAATCAAAAATTAGAAATAAATGTTTTAGAAGATGATATGAAGCTAATATTATACGATATGCTATTAAATAATAACGATATGACCAAGTGCCAAACATTATCCCCTGAGTTAAAGGCATCAGTTGTTAAATATTGGTGTGAGGTGCACCTCAGATACCACTTACGCAATAACCAAGCATCCCAGGAATGGGTCTAATAAAAATAACACGTTTGGAAGTGCGTTATAGTCTTCCAAACAATTTTTTTTCAGTTTTTCCATTCATATACATTTTACAAATTTTTTATTTTTCAGTATAAGACATATTTTTTGATATACAAGACAAGGAAATAATTTTAATTTATTATTCTTAAAAACTATTGTATAATTTGATTATACACAATGGAGGAAGACCAAACGTCAGGATTATTGTGGATGGTAATTGTTTGTGGTATAACAACATTTGCTACATCGTGTGGTATAGGAGCGAACGATGTTGCTAATTCTTTTGCAACTTCTGTTGGAGCGAAAACATTAACATTAAAACAAGCTGTTATAATCGCATCAATATTTGAATTTTCAGGAGCATTCTTAATGGGGTCTCACGTGACCGATACTGTTAGGAAAGGTATTTTAGATAGTAAAAAATTAAAAAGTGATGTTTTAATGTTAGCATTATTATGTGTATCATTTTCAACAGCGATATGGTTAGCAATGGCGACCTGGTTTAAAGCACCAGTTTCCACTACACATTCAGTGATTGGAGCATTAGTAGGAGTTGGAACTGTAATTTCTATTGCTGAGAATGATGTTGATATAGTTAAATGGGAAAAGGTTGGAAAGGTTATTGTTTCTTGGATTATTGCTCCAGTTATGGCTGGTGTGTTATCATTCATTATATTTGGGGTTAATAAATATGGTGCGTTTAGGAGACCAGAACCGTTGAAAAAAGCATTTCGTATTTTCCCAATTATGTTGGGATTAACAATAGGTTTAAACATATTTTTTATAATATACAAAGGAACACCAGAACTTGAATTAGATGATACACCATTGTGGTTAGGATTAACTATATTATTTTCATCTGCTATCGGTAGTGGAATAATAGCATATGTCGTAATGCATTATTTTTTATATGAAAAACTAATGAAACATTTAACAAAAAATGATTGTAATAATAATGTTCATCAAAATCTTAGTATTACTGACGAAAATACACATCGTTTTATAAAAAATAGTAAAAATATTACAAATATCACAAGTAGTATAAGTGAGATTTAACTACAGCTAGTTCGGGCAAATAATATTATTAATGAGAATATTGGTAATTCTATTAAAAGAAGAAAAAGAAAGAAAATAGTGACTGATTTAGATGCTGTATTTAGTGGAAATGAAAATTCTACTGAAACAGAATACGAAGATAACGATGATAATGACAATGACACCGTTGGTTATATTACTGTAGCAAATATATTACTAGAACATTCCGAATCACAAAATCAATCTGATGAACAACTAGTACATTCAACAATTCAAAATGATACAAATAATAATACAAATATAGATGATATGGATATTTATAATGAAAATACTAATGAAAATACTAATGAAAATACTAATGAAAATACTAATGAAAATACTAATGAAAATACTAATGAAAATACTAATGAAAATACTAATGAAAATACTAATGAAAATACTAATAATGCTATTGAAACATCACAAGAAATAAAATTAAGAAATGCTAAATATGGAAATATTGAAAACTTTAAAAATATGGAAATATATGATAATTCCGTTGAACATTTGTATTCATATTTACAAGTATTTTCTGCTTGTATGTCATCATTTGCTCATGGAAGTAATGATGTTGCGAATTCTATAGCACCATTTGCTGGATTATATGCTATTTATCAGGCTGATGGAGATGTGAATAAGAAATCAGATGTTCAATTATGGATTTTAGCAATGGGTGGAATTGGTATTGTAATTGGATTATTCTTTTGGGGTAAGAGAATTATTGATAGAATGGGTAAAGAATTAGGTGGTATTACACCTACTCGTGGATTTGCGATGGAATTATCTAGTTCATTTACAGTAGTATTAGCAAGTAGATTAGAAATTCCAGTATCAACTACACAAACACAGACGGGTGCGATGATAGGTGGTAGTTTGGCAGATGGAGTTAAAAATGTGAATTGGAAAGTATTGGGGAAGATTTTCCTTGGTTGGGTATTAACTATTCCAGCAGCAGGTGGATTGGCGGCATTATTGTTTATGTATGCTTATTATAGTCCATCTAGTTAAAGTCAATTTATTATGACTTGATTTTTATAATTTTTATTTTATAATTTTTATTAATATGATTATTTCTATAATTTATTACAGTATTTACCTATAATTTTACTAATTATAGTTCCTAGTCGAATATTAGTAGATTTGCCAATTGAGCTATCTTTTATAGTTTTCCCAATTAATTGAAAATCTTTATCGTTTAAGTCTAACATATTCATCACAAATAAGTTAAATGTTGGTAAATTTCTACGTATTTCAACATTATTAATTAACTCTTGTTTATATAATCTAGCATATAAATCGAATACAGCAGTTATCATATCAACATCATATATATTCATTTTACCACATCTTTCTCTTGTGAATGTATCCTTACAGCTATATCTAACATTGTATAAAAAACCATATCCCGCCATAGACCTTAATTTATCTACAATAGGGGATACATTCATACTAGGTAGTATTTTATTATTATTTACAATAACTGAACCTTTATCTAAGTCAGCAATAATTGGGATTATATCAACAATAAAACCTTTATCACGTAGAACATCATATTTTTTAATTTTATTATCTTGTTTTTTGATGAAAACGTTTGCTAGTTTCAAATCACTATTGATAAAATGTAATTTTTTTTGTAATATAATTAAACATCTAAATAATGGAACAAATAGCTGATTTGTTATATATTCATCATAAGCTTTAATGAGTTTCTCATTATTATTTTTAATAGCATCCACTAAAATTGGCATATGATTATTAATAATAACTTCTTGTAGATTTGTAAAATTATAATCCTTATACACTAATCCAATTAATGGAAATATTAAATAAGCATTATTTTTATACAATCCAATATGTTTTGCACGTAATGTATGTTTTTCTAGTAATTCTAATTCTTCACTTGTAAATTTAGCAAATTTCTCTGGACTAGTAAGTATAGAATTTATAATTAATTCTAAAAATTTACTTTTCAAATAAATACAACCATCATATTTAACAATATTATTAATATTAGTATTTTCTTTTAATACATTAACTTTCATAAGAGTATTTGGTATATACTTCAAAGTACCAACCATCGCACCAGAACGCCCTTGTTTTAATTTATTAAATGGATTGAATTGAGAATTATAATTATAATATGTTTCCCTATTAGACATATTAACATACAGTTTTCTCAATTTATCTACCCTATCTTGATTATTAAAATCATTATTGAGTAATATATTTGCTAATTCATCTGTAAAATCATTAGGGTCTTGACTATTCCTTGATTTTCTTATATTAGATACTTTTAAACTAGCATTTTTTGATAGTTTTTTTGTAGATTTACTAGATTTACTACTAATACTCTTTCTTTTTAATGTATTATTACTATTTTTAATGTTTGTATTTGTATTTGTTTTAGATGACATTCTAATTATTATTTATCAATATAATTTGATAATAATAAATTGTTTATAAAGTTAATAAAAAACTAGAAAATCTAAGTAAACATATTACCACCACCATCTTTCTCCTCATTTAAACATTCATACATATCTGAAATTTCATCAATATTTTCAATCATTTTATCAGGTTGTTCCAAATATTTAAATAAATATTGCTGTAATAATCCAGTTGTTAATTTCACTTTATCCCCCATATTACGATATGCCTTCCACAATTCTAAACCTTTCTGCTTCTTTTCTTCCTCATTTTCTATTCCACTGAAATTATAAAACATATTAATAAATTGTTCTTTCTGTATAAACTTAAATGTCATTACATAATCAATCCTACCTGGTCTAATCAACGCAGGGTCTAACTTACTCTTATGATTAGTTGTCATAAATGTAATCAATCCAGATGATGTAGTAATCCCATCTAGTATATTTAGCAATCCACTAAATGTAATCTTATTCTTGTGAGTATCACCCTCTTTTCTATTAATAAAAAGAGAATCAATATCCTCTAATACTAAGAATGTATCATTCCTTATTTTACGAATTGCCTTGAATAACTCAACATCTCCCAACTTAGATGAAAATGGTAAAATAGAAATACCATAATCGAATTTTGTTGCTAGTCCTTTAATAAGTGATGTTTTCCCAGTTCCCCAATGTCCCTCTAACAAATAATTACATTTATACGGAATACCTAATTGTTCCATTTTGGATTTGGTTTTTGGATCTAGAAAATTCTCTAGATGGCTAACAATATCAATGTTTTTACCTCTAGCATCTTTACAATTATTCCCAACTTTAGGCAAATATATAGTATTCATTGGTCTCTTTTGCATTGTAGTTAATAATTCCCAATATCCTTCATCGAAAATAAAGACACTAGTCTTATTCTTAGTCTCAGACAAATTTTTAACATCCTGATTATATAATTTTTTAGCATCAATTAACAATTTATTAATAATATTCTCAGGTGCTTCTGTTGTCATATGAATACGCTTATAATATTCAAACACCCCATTAAAATCTTCATTTGCTCTATTTCCACATTCTGTTTGAATAAAAGTAAATGAATTATTTTCGAATTCGATATAATATTCAATATTACTTATTAATGATGTTAAAAATCCTGTTCTAGTATGTTCATATCTATGTCTATCTCCATCATTATCTATAAATCTAGTGATTTCTACTAGATTATTTGAGTTATCATTTTTATCATCAGTTATTTTAATTATTTTAGCAGAATTGACAGACCACTCTTGTCTAGCATAGTTTGATACATAATATGATATTTCATTGAATATTTCCTTATTCGTGCTTGTAAATGTAAATGTACGAGATGCCATGATTGAATACTATAAATTAAATTACATTAAAATCCTATTGTATTGATATTGATATTCATATAATGTTCTAGATATATTTAAGTTGAAAAAAAAAGTTTATACTTTATAGTAATGAGTAATAGATTAACTAAAAATATATCAACTCATAATCTTAATAAACTAACAATATTGCCTCCAATTCCACACAATAAATTAAATGAAACATATAGATTAAATTCTTATAATAATAAATCAATTGAAATAGAAAATAAAGACATTAAACCTACTACAGAAAGGAAGAAGTGGAATTTAGTGGAACCATATAAAATACTAGTAACAAAACAAATTAATGAGGAAAATGTTGTAAAACTTGTATATTCTGATTGTAAGAATTGGGATACATTCACTAGAATTAGATTAAATGAACCAACAACTATATTACGTATTATCAATACACCATCTTCATATAGTCAATTAAATGAATCAAAGTGGCTATGTCTGCGTGATATTATACTTAATTATAAAATGATTAATCATTTATCTAAAAGACATACAAATGGTTATACTTATATACAATATAAATGGTGGAATGCGAGGTTAAATTTAGTTCTAGTCATTGAAAAAACAAAAAATAATAAAGTTATTATAAAAATTTATGACAAAAAATGGAATATATATACAATTAATGATATTGGCACTAAATTTGAAAAAATTATAACAAATAAACAGAATGATTGGAATAAATATGTAAATCAATTATTCTGTGCTATATTATGTCCTATAAAATATGATAAGAATGTTCATTTGATGTGGATAGTTGATTTAGAGAAAAAAAACAATACAATATATAAAATGTTAAATTATCTCAAATTACAATTTAGTTGAAAATGACCTATTTTTTACCGTTTTCAATTATAAGGTTTAATAAATTCGTTGAAAATGTATTATTATATAATTTATAATTCATCAATAATCGATAAAGGAGATGATGGTAAGAAATATTTAACTACATTACTATATGGCAGTATCTCATACATTCTGACACACGCATATTTATCATCTAGTAGTTCAAAAGTAATACAATCAATCAAAGATTACTTTTGGCTAGTATTATTACTAGATATTGGAGCAATGGCATATGTTTATACAAACGAGGACGGAATTGTAGATTGGCAAGATAATATTAATAAACTCAAAAATGATATTTCTAAATATACTAGCGATAACCAAACAACACAAGACAATTCTCAATTATCTCCCTCAAACGATAATCTACATAATATTCCTACTATGGATACCGATAATTATGAAACACATAGTGATACTGATAGTGTAGACAATAGTGTAGACAATAGTATTAACAGTAGTAGTATTCACGCATTAAATAATATGATTGATGATGTTATGAAAGAACAACCATTTGATGACCAATATAATGTTTCAATTCATAAACCAGATGAATTAAAAGATAATTTTAACACATTAAACAATGAAAGAGATAAATTAACTGATAGTTTCAGTAATATTAATAATAATAATACTAATAATCTGCCTCCGATTGGAGCAATGCATTATGACCCTAAAATAGATATTAAATCAGTTAATACAAAAGATAAAAAGTCTAAAAATACAAATCAAAAAAATAATAAATCTACACCAATTAGTCAGTTAATGAGTAATAGTAATAATATAAAAAATAAAAATCCATCTCGAACAATGACACAGGAATTAGAAGAAATGATAGCCAATGATAGTGCTAGTGATAGTGGTAGTGAAATTGACTTGAATTTTGATGAATTTGAAAGTGCGATAGACTTATAATTTGTTTATTTAGAAATCTTCATAATCAGTGAAATTATTATCGTCATTTTCGATACTACTGTCATTATTATTTTTTTTTAGTTTGTTAAATGAAAATCTATCTTTTTCAATATCTTTAATATTCAAAGTTAATCTTGTAAATAGTTTTTCTGTTTTGTCTAAAAAAGCATCAATATCTACTTTGTGTTTTGTAGATGATGTTGTTATTGTTCTACTATATTGTATAGGACCAATTTTTCTAAAACGCATCATCAAATTTATCTTTTTATTAAATTTTTGTTCTTTTAATTTATCATTATTATTGTATTGCTTTTTATCTTTTTCAGATAAAAGTCTAACTAGTCTCGACATTTTTTTAAATTGTAAAGATTTATCTAAATCTAATATAGGTTTTAAATCTCTAATAATTATTAAAACAATACATCCTATTTTATCAATATATTTTGTCTTATTATATTTGTCATAGTCTTCTGCTTTATATAAAGGCTCTACTAACAAACATACATTATCTGTTTTAAAAGATTTATTATTATTATTATCTTTAAAATTTTTATTATATAGTTCTCTTATATTTTTCTTAGTAAATGTAGTACTATCTATATTCTTTACTATACTAGCAGTTTCCCAATCATAAATATTAAAATGAATATAAGTGTAATCAATATTATAATCTACTGTAAGCATTTTTTTATCCCAATCTATATTTGATGTAGTATTAATAGACGATAAAAGCCAAACAATTTTCATAATTAATCTAGTATATATTATTAATTGATTGTGTAAAGTTAAATTATAAGTTGATTTTGTAAAGTTAAATTATAAGTTGATTTTGTAAAGTTAATTTTAGTATTTCAATTTTATTAAATTGATTATAGATTTCACATAATAATTTAACTATGAAAAAAAATCCATTGTTAATATAATAAGAAGATACCAAAAGTATAAAATTTATAAAAAATTATAAAAATTATAAAATGGATAAAAATATAATTATAATCGCTCTAGTATTTCTAGTAATTGTTCTTTACCTAGCATCTTACAAACAAAGAGAAGGTTTCTCTTCATTAAAGCGTCGTGTATTAGGATACGAAAATTTAAATGATAATAGTATGGAAGATGGTATTGTGCCACCTAAACACAAGAAAATCGCAATTCAAATCGCAAAACAAATTTTATTAACTATTAATAAAAAAACTAATCAATCATACCAATTAACAAATTTTGACCAGATTGTAGTAGATGAAGATATAATGGTAGGTGGCAAACCAGGAACTAGATATACACTAGATATGTTTGTAGTTCAGTCCGCTAGTGGTGTAGGACATGATGTATCAAAACGTATTATACTAGTATTCACAATAGTAGAAGAGGATAATCCTGATAAGGCTAGTGGAACAGAAACAAATAATAAAAAAGATTTGAAAGTTCAAGTAGAAAGTATATCTACTGGTAATAGCAAACCATACCCTACTAAATTATATTTTGATGAAACTGATAATACTTCCGATAATCTTATTATTACAGATAATCTAATTAACCCAAGCAGTGATACAACAGTAACTTCATTCGCAGATACATCAATCGAATTTAGCCCATATAAACATTGTAGTAAATCAAGCGATAGTATAAAGAACGGAGGTTCTGTTGATTGTGATAAGCAATATTCATTCCAACAAACAATATTCCCTGCCCAAATTCAAGAAATACAATCACGCAATGGTATAACTAACAAAATACAATTTGATAACGCAAATGAAAAATATGAACATAACAAACAAATATATAACAGCACTAGATGCCAACAACGTCCAAATGAATTCTCCATTCTAGGCTCTGATAGAGAAGAAGGACAATATTCTAATATGTTTGATAAAGCAAACGGTATGAATATGCCAATGTATGGCGTTTCATTCTAAAATTGATTTGTTTATTTTTAGTTTTTCAATTTAAATATTTAATAACTCAATATTAATATACAAAATTCATATATATTACACATCATTATGGATATTAATATCCAATATGTCATATCTGACTTTGTCAATGACTTTAATATAGAATTATACCATTTAACTATAGACGAATACCAGGAAAAGTTATATGGTTATTATCTCAATTTTTTAGAAGAATGGATTGCTAGTGATACGGAAAATAACTATGATATTGAATTAGATGATTATCTAGTTAGAGAAAGTTTTGAAAAACATCTAGCAGAATATTTACTAGATAATTATGTTTCAAAACTTGAAGAAAATCAAATTACTAAAATAGATGAACTAAACGCACTTGTTTCAGGACAAAGAACTACTGAATGGTATCAGGAGAGAAAGAAAAAAATTACTGCTAGTGAATGTAGCAAACTTATACCATCGCGTTCTCAAAAATATAAGGAATATTGTAATGTTCAAACTTTATTTAAAAAACTGTTTTTATATACTGAAAATGAATCGACAAATGAAGCTTGTCTACACGGTATTATACTAGAGGACGCAACTAGTAATATTTATATGACTAGAAATTCAGTGAAAATTGTTGAATATGGGTGCATACCACATTCTTCTATTCAATATTTAGCAGCTTCTCCTGATGGAGTTGTTAGAAGTTGTGATGACCCTACTAATTTATCACAAATATCAAAAATTGGTAGAATGATAGAAATTAAAAACCCATTTTCAAGAATTATAGATGGCACTATAAAAAAAGATTATGCTTTACAAATGCAATTACAATTAGAAGTATGTAATTTGGATTTATGTGATTTTGTAGAAACATCTATTAAAGAATATCATTATTCTAATCTAGATGAATTATTAAATGATAAACTCGATTTAGATAATATTACTGATGAAGAAATTTCCAATCTACCAAATAAAGGCATTCCATTATCTAATTACACAAGTGATAAATTAGAAAAAGGTATCCTGATATATTTCTTCAAAAAAAGCGAAGAAACTTGGAAAAGAGATACAAATATTGGGGTACATTATCCTTTGGATATTCCATATGACGCTAAAATAATAAAAGATTGGATTTCTACTACTACTAAAAAATATAAGGAGGACGGATATAGATTTATAAGTTGTTATTATTGGAAATTGGACGTATATTCTGTTATTACAGTTAAAAGGGATAATGATTATTTTAAAACTTGTATGAACCCATATTTTTCTCATTTCTGGGACGAAGTTGAAAAATGTTTGAAATTAACAGATAAAGAACTAGTTGATAAATTTCCAAATTATCTTGAAATAGATAATACAATACAATTGAACCCGATGGTTAATAGAAAAATTCGTATTGGAAAAAATAAACAAAAAATATATATTAATGCTAAAAAAACTGAACCAAACAGTTTAGGAGATATTATTAATAATATGAATTCAATAAATTTATCTTCTATTACTTCTAATACTTCTAATACTTCTAATACTTGTAAAGTGATTAATATTAATATCGCAAATAATAATATTCCTCTTAATAATCTTGTACCAATTATTACGGAAGAATCGCAAAGAAATTGTAATATGATAGACAAATCTATAAAGAAGACAACATTCAGTAGAAAGGGAAATCCAAAAAAGAAAATAATATATTATTTTGGAGATGAAGAAATCTAATACATTTTACATATTATCCACCTGTGTATACTTATATATATAAAATGGATGCCATATATCCATAATATATACAAGCGGATAATACTGTAGCCCCACTTGAAAATAGTATAGTTTTATAATATTGTGTTGGGTATAACTTTTGCCATTCGTCAATTGTATATCCATTAGACATACTTTGATTACATCTAGAACATAATGGGCGTAAATTTGATAAATCTAGATTACCACCTTTACTTTCTGGTTCATTATGTCCTGTATGAAAATTAAAGACATTAATTTTATTTTTACACCAATGTATATAACAAGACCTTTCAAATATTTTCCCGAAATTATCAGTCCATACCTTTTCCCGAATTCTTTTTGGGATATTCTTTTTGGATTTTTTAATAATGGCGGTTGTTGAAAAGTTTTTTAGTCTTTTTTTATTATTATTTACAATATTGGATTTCATATTTAAATAGTTTATAAAATAAACTGATCTGGATTTTTCAGTTTAATTTAATCACCCATATTTTTTTCAAAATCTTAATTTATATTAAGATACTTTATATCAAAAGGTAATTTAAGAGTATTATTAGTTTAAAAAATAATTAACAATAATTAAAAATAATTATATAAAATATTAATACTAAATTTAAAATGAGTTTACGCAGAATTTCTAAAGAATTAGAGGAACTTATAAAAGACCCTCCAACCAATTGTAGTGCTGGACCTGAAGATACAGACCTTTTCAAATGGAAGGCTACTATTGTTGGACCAGAAGATACACCCTATCATGGCGGTATATTTAACTTATCAATTTTATTCCCACCAGATTACCCATTTAAACCCCCAAAAATTAAATTTACTACTAAAATATTACATCCGAATATCAACGGTAGTGGCAATATCTGCCTTGACATCTTACAAGGACGACAATGGAGCCCCGCATTAACTATTTCAAAAGTCCTACTTAGTATTTCATCATTACTATCAGACCCAAATCCAGATGACCCACTAGATGTTAGAGCTGCTAATATATATAATGAAGACAGAGATAAATTCTTTGAAATGGCACGTGCTTATACTTTTAAAGAAGCAATGCCGTAATATATATTTATACTTTTTACTAAATAATTTTTACTAAATAATTTTTACTAAATACTATTTTTACCTAAATACTATCTTTGCTATATGAAAACGTTATATTTATCTTATTATGTATATTTTTACTAATAAATTTTTTTATACATAATTTCATTTCTTCAAAGTTTTCAAATTCACATAATCTATTATACTCATACAGTTTAAAAACACCCACTTTCATCAAAATATCACATTTATTAAATATCAATTCAGATACATCATTCATAATAATTGCTTGACGTAATCTATCCAAATTTAACCAATTACATTGTCTAGGTCTCCCTGTTGTAGCACCATATTCCTCCCCTTCAATCTGTAATTGCATTAATTCTAAATCTCCATCTGGTTGGAATATATCCGAACCAACATAGGTTTCATATATCTTAGCAACTCCCCAAATATTATTAAGTCTAGTAATCGCAATTCCACTAGATATAACTGAAGCAACCGTTGTATCAGACGAAGTTACATATGGATACTTACCCCAATTGATATCTAGCCAATATCCTTGGCTACCCTCCAATAGAATACTTTGCTCTGAAATATCAAGTCCATTAAACATTTCGAATGTATCCACCACTTCACACCCGATTATTTTACCTTCACCAGCAATATCAATTACTCTAGTTCCACATCTGTCATACTTATCCCTAGCCGTTGGTCTAATCCCACAATGTGTAGAACCAGACATATCATTGGCTTTATCCTGTTCAATATGATATTCCATTGTAATGTGAGCATTAAAAGCAAGTTTCATATAAGGACGTAATGATTTCCCAGCAATATCCTCTAATTCTATTAATTCTTTATCTAGTTTATCAATATCAATGTAGCAATTAGGACCAATTACACATATGATTTCTTTATTAGGAGCACAGTTAGCATTTTTAATCATTACTGATGGAACTTGATGACCAACGTGTTTAATTCCATTGTGATAAATAGTATGCCCTGCGTTTGCACCACCGATGAATTTGAGACAATGTGTATATTGTCCACGGTCTGCTAGACATTTTACTACTTTACCTTTACCACAATCACCATATTGTAAATCTATTACAACATCGTTCATATCTTTTATAAAAGGTGGTGGTGTATCGTTGAATACATCTCCTTCACTATTATCACTCGCCATTGTTATGGATTTTGATTGTTATGGATTTTGATTGTATTTTAAATGTAATATGAATTCACTTGTTATACTAATTTTCAATTTTTTATAAGTTAAAATATTAAACAAAATACTAAACAAAATAAAATCGAACTATATATTAAATATGTCATCACATAAATCTAACTCAAAATCAAAATGTTCAAACGATAATACTACTATGCTACTAGTAGTAGGGGCTGTTTTACTAGTAATCCTATATGTATTATATAACAAAAATAATACTTCTAATGAAGGTTTTGCTGAACATTTAGAACCTACTGGAAATGAAGTGAAGCTTGTTCTTTTCTACGCTACTTGGTGTGGTCATTGTCAAACATTTAAACCAGAATGGGCTAAAGCTGAAAACGCATTAAAGAAGATGGGTAATAACGTTAATGGTAAGAGGGTTCGTATGGTTAAAGTTGATGCTGATGAACAACCAGACCTAGTAAAGAAATACAATGTTTCTGGTTTTCCCACTGTTAAAGTAATGACACAGGGTAAGATTATTGATTACGAAGGAGACCGTTCTATGTCTGGTCTTATGAAATACGTTAAAAATATGACTGCTTAAGTTTATTCTATATTTTCATCATTTTTTATATCTATATTATTTTGTATATTTTCATCATTTTTGGTTTGTATATCATCAAAATGTGTTATTATTGTTTCTATATTTTCTCTAAGAGTTTTTTTACTGCTAGTAATAATTTCCATTACTTTGCTTATATTGAAAGTTTTATTATCAGAATTCATAAATTCGTCATATGATAATTCAGCAAATATACACGACTTTGGATAATGTGTTCTAGCATATTGGAAACATTCATGCTGAACACATCTAATTAATGTAGAAATGTATAATCTAAAGTCAGTTGGATTTTGTTGTTTGCTAAATAAATTAATAACTAATGTTTCTGAAGGGTCGTCTGTAATACCTAATGGTAAATCACCTATTACAACTCCGTCCACATATAAATCGTCATTATACATTACTGGCTGAAATATAAAAGGGACAGCACCCGACATTCTAATTGCTGTTGCTAGTGATAAATCTGGGTGGGACAAATGGTCTAATGTATCAAGTCTATGCTTAGATATGTTTGTAGTAGTAATTACCAAATGTATATTATATTTTTGGTATAATTGTAAGAATGTCATATAAGGGCTACATTCTTTCTTTTCTAGTAATTTTTTTATAAATTGGTCATATTTTCTACCATTATCAAGTCCCCACGTTTTTGGAAATTCTATAATATTAGAACCATTAACATTTATTATATCAATCGCACTAAAATCAGTTAATAGTTGTATCATTTCGTCTATTGTATAGCCAATAATGTATAAAACGGAAACTAATGCTCCAACAGAACACCCATATATTTTTTTGATATCTGATAATAAGTTCATTTCACTTAATGTTTGGATTACTGCTATATGATATATGCCACGTAATCCACCACTACCTAGACCTAATACTTTTAATCTACCCATTGTTGATGTTTTATTAGTTAATTTACAGTAGTTATTATTACAATTCAAAAGTTAAAATAATTAAAATAAATTCCACGCAAAAGTAATTTCTTATATTTCTTACATATTATAAGCACACGGGTCTCCACCCATTAAAACTTCACCACCTCTAGGAGTAGTACGTCTCATTAAAACACCTGACTGGTAATCACCTAGGTAATTCATTCTTTCGAATGGAGAAGTACATACATTGTTGGGTTGCTGAGGTAGAGCTGCTGGAAGACCAGCACATTCGCCTTCAGCAAAGTAGATACGGGCATCACCTAGACCATTAATATCGTTTAATTCACGAGTGCAAGTATTCTTATCACAAATTACGTTGTATTTGGCAGGGAGCATAGTATCAGCAAAGGCTTCCTTTTTACAGGGAGCACAACAGTTAAGTTCACAGGCGTGTTTACGGTCTTTGTTCATAATAGCAACTCCGTTGTTCTGGAGGAATTCACGGTATTGGTTGCTTCCACACATATTGTTATCACGGCGGATAGTTTGGTCGGCATCACAACTAGGGCGATAGTCTGTAAAGTGGCGTCCATCAGACATACGAGGGGGACAACCGTGGTGTTTGTTATCACTAGCTTTATAACAGGTAGACATTTTGAATTTATATAGAAATTTATGTAGATTGTTTTATTATTGTTGATTTATTATATATCCAGAAGAAAATAATAGTAAAAATTGATTTTTAAAACTATAATAGTTTTATTTTATACAAAAGTTTGAATGCAATTCATAAACTTTACTTTGATTGACAAGATTTTACATTTTAACTCATATAAAATGATGCCTTTCAATAAAGAAAATAATGAAAATAATGAAAATAATGAAAACAATGAGAATTTTACAGTTATTGTTTGTTATACTTTTACTGGTTATGATAAAAGAATATTAATCAAATATAGTCCTGATACAACTGTACTTATATTAAAAAATAAAATATTGGAAGAATTGTATTCTATTGGGGTTCATAATATTCGATTTCATAATATAAATCTATATAATGATAATTATTTATTAGATGAATATATGCGTATTATAGATATATTACAGAGGGATATATTTCATATTGATTATGTTCAAACAGAATATGAAGCTTTATTATCTAGATATGAAGCAGAAGAACAGGAAGACATACTTATACAAAACAATGGTGATATATCACAACAATATGTGATAGACCCTGTTTATAATCAAAATATATCTCACGAAGAATTACCAGATGTTCCACCTGATGTTGAAGAAAACATTTCGACATTTGTAGCTAATGTTTTGGTGCCACCACCATTGATAATAGAATAATATAACTATTACATATTACTCACCATTATAACCACCGGGATAATAATACTAGCGATTAATATAAGTATCATAGTTACATACATACCAAATGCTTGTCCGTGCATATCGACAGATTTATTACAAGATGATATTAATCCTTTACCATCTACATAAGTAACAGAATTTACATCACAATTCATACTACCTAGACATTTGTCATAAATTGTAAAGTTGAACGCAGATACAATTAAATTAGTAATTCCTAATAATATATTGATTACATATTCTGAGATATCACTACCTGTTTTACTTAGTGATACAATTACTAATACTAATGATGATAACATTATTAAAATACTTACAATTAGTTTGCCCATATTACCACCTGTTTTTTTACTTTCAATAGGGTCACAATAAGGTGTAGATTTTTTAAAATTAAATTTTATAGTTTGTTCTGCTACGTCCTCTTCAGGTTTAGGAAATCTTAAATAAGAAGTACATTTTTTATTACTATCAGTACAGTGAGATTTATTATACATATCAATTGTTAAAATACAATTGAGGAATAATAAAACAAATTGTATTAATACAATTGGACTAACTACGATTGGCATTTTTAATTTACAATTATAATAGAAAAATAATTATTATAAAATCAAATTAAAATTAAAATCAAATTAAACTATTCAAGCAGAACTCTTCTTAGAACTTTTCTTCATAGTAGAACGACGTTTCATAGGTCCGCTTGACTTACGGCTCTTCTTACAAGTCTTATTCTGCTTGGCAGCACGTACTTCGTTCTTACGTTCGATAATACGATTACCTAGAACAATAGGTTCCTTTAGTTTAACCTGACGACACTTATAAGTAAATTCTTTCTTGGTTTCAACTCCCTGGGTAGTTTCACGAATAGTTAGAACCAAAGCACACTGTCCTTTGGTCTTCTTTACAGCACATAACTGAGTAAAAGCCTTACTAGCAGCCTGAGCGGGATTACGTCCTAGATAACGTCCAGTGTAATCTCCGTGTGAGTATTTTGTAGAACACCCATCAATATGACTAGCAGATACTAGTGTGAATGAGCGTAAATCTTTGGGTCCAGCAACCATTTTATTTATTATAGTTTTATTATAGTTTTATTATATTAGTAGATAAAATTTTTTTTATATTATTAGATTAAATTTTTTTTACAATACAATATTTTTATATCCAATTTTCTATTAAGATATTAAGATAACAATTTAATATGGAACAGAATATTATTTTTATATTATTAATAATAGCAATACTAATACTTGTATTATTTCTAGAAAATGAAACTACAAAAGAAGGCTATCAGGAAAAATCTCTATATACAATTAAAAACGCAGTAGCAAATCATTTTAATATTAAACAAACACGTATATCTAACCTAAAATATCAGATACTAGAAGGGTCTAGAATTATAGATATGTCATTTACTATAATGCCTAGAACTGATGAAAGCGAACCAACATCTAGTGAAATATTAGAAACTTTAAAACTATATAGGGCAAAAACATTTAAATTGCAAATTGATAATGAAACATATAACGCAACTTATCACGAACCAGGTGATAATGTTAATTATAAAGGATTATACGAAGACCCTAAATTGAACGAATTAATTGGCTTTATTGAAGATACTAAACGCGATGGTCTAGTGAATGAACCTAATATGGATAGATATTTTGGAATTTCTGAAAATAGAAGAAAATTAATAAAACCTAATAAAAAACTATAATTGAATTCAAATTGAATTCCACCAATTTGATATTTTGTTTTTAGTAGATGTCGCAACAGCCTTCACATTTCCCCAAAGCAAAAAAAAAAATCTTTTTACGGTTTGAATTACTGGATATCTAGATACACCTTCACAAGATGGTATTATCATTTCAGATTTTTCTTCATTATAAAGAGGTATTGTTTCAGAGTTAGTAGGTTGTTCTACTATAAGATTATCATTTTCATTTTCATTAATATTATTGTTATCATTTTCATTAATATTATTTTTGCGATTAATAAGTTTGCTCAAAGAATTTGTATTATTATTATTATTATTATTATCATCTGGTATTGATGTTGATGAATTGATTAATATATGTAATCCATCTGTATCACCATCTTCCATTTCTGTAATTATATCTTCAGTATAACTATTTTCTAAATCGCTAGTGTTGGTAGAAATAATAATATTTTTATAAATTTTATCAATTTCCTCATTAACATCATTATATAATGTTACTAATTTTTCAAAATGTTCAATTGCGTAATATTCATAATATATAATAAGTCTTTTTAAACCTTTGAGAGCAATTTGTAAATATTCCACCATATTACGACGATATTCATTATCTGATAATTTATTTAATTGTGAAGAACTATCCGTAATATTCATCTCAGGCATATTTACTAAATTAATATAATGGAATAAAGATATACATAAAACCTTAGCAACAGTTGATACATCTGCTATTGGTCTAAATAATTTACCATATCTATTATCAATCAGTATTCTATTTTCAGCATTAGATACATAAACACTTTCATATTTTTTTATTTTAATTAGAGTATCTATATTTTCGCGATGTAGAGATTTAACCATTATGTTGCGTTATAATGTGTTATTACTCTACATCGTGAAAATATAATTTTACATAATAAATTTATTTCCTTTTATCCCAATATGATGGCATATCACTAACATTACATTCCAACCAATCTCTTTGACAATTCCATTCAATTGGTTCTTTCTGATATTTAGCATCATTCGCGTAATCAAATGGTAATTCTTTACATAAACCAGGATTAGGATATGGGTCTTCTAAATTTTCCATTGCGTAATGGATTGGTCTTTCACCTTCCATAAAACTAGTATCCAATTTAGTAATAGGAGGTTCTAAATAATTATCTGTATAATCTGCCATATTAGATGGGTAGAAACCGTTAGATGTAATTTCACTAAAATCCTCTTTAACACGAGTACTGTTATTCCACGCTTCTTTTATATACCATAGAATAATTACGATACATATTAAATAAATTAAACTGTCAAATATCATATCAGAATACTTTACCAATATATAATTATTATCTAGATAGAAATCATTACAAAATAATGTATATAAAATATAATAAAGATTAAGTCTCTAAAAGAAAAAATCAGATATTAATTTAAATGACAACAGATAATTGGGCTTATCGTAATTATTTACGCTGGAAAAAAGACCATCCAAAATGTTCTGGAAATAAACAATCCCCCATTAATATTGACACAAGTCGTGTAGCAGATTGTAATGAAACCTGTCGTCTAGCCGCTAGATATAAAAATTCTAGATGTTATGTTAGTAATAAAAACCGCACACCTCTCATTAGGTTTGACCCTGGGAGTTTCATTAAATTTAAGAATGACTTATTCGAATTAAAAGAAATGACAATACATACTCCCTCAATGCACACTGTTAATGGGGAACACTACGATATGGAAATTATTCTATACCATTATCGCAATTCTACAGACAAAGATGCTGGTGGTGTTGCTGTTAGTATTTTACTACAGAGGGGGTCTGCTGATAGTGAAGCAAATACTTTTCTTAGCCAATTCATTAATCAAATACCAGCAGATGAAATAGAGGGAGAACGTGATATTAGGGTTAGCAAAAGATGGAGTGCTGAAATGCTTTTTCCAAATGTAAAATCATTCTTTTATTATGAGGGTTCTTTGCCTATGCCACCTTGTAATGAAGTATGGACTTGGGTTGTATTTGAAGAGACTAGTATTATTGATGAAACTCTGTATAAAAATATGGCTATTGTGTTTCAAAATAATAGAAGACCACCTAGGGCAATTAAAAGTCGCACAGTATTTTACAATAATAGCACTAAATTAGATGAAGAAGATGAATATCGTAAGATGCAAATTGACACGGAAATTATGCGACTAACCAAAGAAAAGGAAAAAATTGGAAAGCAACATCGAAGAATTACTGATAAAGACAGAGAAAGACTAGATATTGATGATAGCAATACATTATTACATTTACAGTCTGCTAAGAGGAATAATTGGTTCGTTGAGAATAAACAATATATAAAAAATATATTTATGACTATTATACTGTTATTAATTGTATATACTGCTATTAAAATGGCAAAATATCTTGTTCGTAGCGGTATGATTACCGAATATTCACAAAATCAAATAAATTTATTAGAACAAAGACAATTGAATAACGCAAAGTTATCAGGAAAACAGGCTAATTTTAATGCGAATGTTAATGAAGCTTCAATGGGAACAAAATCTCAGAATATGAGCAATGGAATGAATGACAATTTAGGACCTAATAATTTAGGACCTAATAATTTAGGAAATAACGGAGTAAGCAATGCTATGGTACGTTCTCAAATGAGAAGTTAAAATTATATTTTATAGGAAATTATATATTTCACTAATATGTCGAGAAGGTATATTATTACCAAACATCATTGGATTGTAAGAATTATCCCGACGACCTCTTGGCATTTCAAATTGGCACTCATAATTATTATTATAATTGTTATAAGTATCGTTATTTAAAGATTCAATTCGTTGTTGCGTTTGATAAATGTATTCTCTCTTTTCGTAAGAACAGCGAATGCTATCTAGTTTATTTAAAATAGAAGAAAATATACCACATAATTCATTTAAATCCTCATTTTCTATTATATAATTACTTATAAGAAATGGGTGATAATTAGTATTTTGGATGTATATTTCAATCATTCTATCGTTATCACCAGTTGAACGACAAATATATCCGATACTATTTAATTTGCGAATAAATTCAAATACATTCCTACCAGAACGATTATTATAATTATTATTTTCATAATTATTATTTCCATAATTATTAATCGGTTCATTTCGTAGTCTAAAATTATTATCATATCGTGGAATGTTTTCTATTGTTTGTTTGAATTTATTTAAAATATCTTCCATATTATTTTGAAAATTTATACTATGTGTTCTGTCATGAACAATATCATTATTATCCTGATTTCTATTAGATTTTGGCTTTCTAGATTTTTTATTACGCCTGTTTTGTGTTATAGGTTCTTGTATTTCTTGATTATTATGATGACTATTATTACGATTTACTTTTCGTGGTAATAAGCGATTTCTCTCTTGTTTTGACTTTCCAATAAATATATTAATCGCATCTATAATATTACCACGGCATGATGGACACTCGGGTCCTTTCATCATAAACAAGTTTTTAATACATTCCTTACATACTGCTTGTTTATATTCACAACAAGGCAAGAAAACAGGTTCTGTATCAGTCGTATTTTTTTCTAAACATATACAGCAGTTCGCATCTTCCCCAAGTCTATCCTCAGCAGAAATAAATTTTACCATTTTTTTTGTATAATTTGTTGCTTTTTCTTCAGTTAATATTGTATCATCGTAATTAGGACTTTGATCACGCTCAAAGTCAAAGCTTTCCTCTAAATGACGCATTAAATCCATATTGATATATTAAATATTTATATTAAATATTTGATTAATAAACATAAACATAAACAGAAACATAAACATATATTTTTATATTTAGTATCTTATAATATTGGTGTGTTTGAATTATAAAAAAATTTTAAAATCAATTTTGGATTATAAATAAAATTACTTATGCGAATATATACATTTTATTTATAATTAACATTTTATTTATAATTAACTTTTTAAATTTACATATACATATAACACAATCCCGTAAATATGACTATGAGCAAATCTAAAGCAAATGCTAGGAAAATGAAACACAAAGCATTTCTAAAGAAAAATGACCCTAATTATGACCCTGAAGAAGGCACATTATCCGACGATAATATTACAGAATTAGAAGATAATGAAATAGGAACAATTCTTAATAATGAATATGTTCTAATTAAATATATCGCAAAAGGTTCTTTCTCACGTGTATGGCAAGTATATCACGTTCCCACCAATACCATAAAAGTTGCAAAGATTTATTTTGAAAATGATATTGATGAATTCAAAAAAGAACGCAATATTTTAACATATTTAGACGATTATCCACTAGAATACAATATTAAATCAATAGAAACATTCACCTATTCGGAAAATGGAAAACAATATAACGTTATTATTCAAGAATTATTAGGATATTCTATATATGATATATACGATTGTAAGGAAAACAAGTTAACACTTGAAGAAAGTAAGTATATTATTCGCAATTTGTTATTGTCTCTTAAAGAAATCCACAATCTTGGCATCTTACATAGTGATATTAAATTATCAAATTTTTTAACAGATTATTATGATACAATACAGCTAAACTTTAATAAATGGCTTTTAGAAAAAGATTATATGAATATATTTTCTACTTTACTAGAAAAACTATTACCAGAAGATTATGAGACTAAACCTAGTGAAAAGAGGAAAAAAATAAAACGTAAATGTCGACACCGTGCTATGCTAGAATTGGGTAATATTATTAAGAAAGAAATTGCTGAATATGTACAAATAGAAAATGGCGAACACCCTCCTTTCCATATTGATAAGATGAAAATGACTTTAATTGATTATAACGCTTCAACATTTAAAAATAAATTACAAAATGAAGACCAATACCAAATTCGTGCTTTTAGGTCTCCAGAAAATATTTTAGGTTATCCTATTGACTTTAAGAATGAAGTATGGGCGGTTGGTTGTTTCTTATGGAAATTACTAACAAATGAATATTTATTTGAACCAGCACTAGTAGGTTCAACAATTTGTCGTGATAGGGAACAATTATCTAGAATGTATAGTATTTTGGGTAAAATGGATAGTAATTATATTGTAGGCTCACCAAATAGTAATGAATTAGTAGAAGATAATGGGAAAATAATTGGATTTAGAAAAATTGGTAAAAAAAATATAGTTAATATTCTAACACAAAATAGACCTGATTTATCAGAAAAAGAAATATTAGAAACTTGTAATTTTCTAAATAATTTATGGCATTATGATGTTAATAAACGATATTCAATTAATCAATGTTATGATGACCCATTTTTAATCCTATAAATATTGTAGTTTATTCACTCATAAACCCTAGTTTTACTAGAGCATTCTTAGCAGCCGAATGTTGTGCTTGTTTATTATCTTTTCCAGTACCTTCTGATATTTTCTCTTTAGTATCATCACGATATAAATAAACAATATATTCACGGTCTCCACTAGTCCCGTCCATATTAATCGTTTTAAATGTTATAGACGTTTTATAAATTTTCTTAAAGTATTTTACAATCTTCCCTTTATAATTACCATCATCTAAAATTAAATCTGTTATATCAATCTCAGTCTTTTCATCTTCTATTACAGCAATTAAAAATTTCTCAGCAATCTG